GCCAGATAAGCCAAGTTTTATATTTGAATCGCGAAAAAAGCTCATCAAAAGTATTGATCAAAATAAAATCAATAGTAGTCGTAAGATAAAAATCGGATATTTATCAAGTGACTATATGTATCATGCAGTGGCAAATTTTATTATACCAATTCTAAAAAATCACAATACAACAAAATTCGAGATTGTTTTGTACGCAAGCCAGCAAGAGTTTGATGCAGAAATATTCACTAGTTTAAAAATACCCCATCATATGATAAAGGACTTATCCGATAAAGATGCCGCCACTCTGATAAACAAACACGGAATTGATATTTTATTTGATTTAAATGGTCATACTGTAAATAATCGCCTAGGTATCTTTACATACCATCCAGCTCCTATACAAATAGCGTATCTAGGATTCCCAAATACAACGGGTCTAAAATCCATCCAATATCGCATTACTGATTCGACAGTAGATAGTGCCTTATCAAAGCAGAGGTATTCAGAGACACTTCTAAAACTACCCCGATGTTTTTTATTATACAAATCTATTAATCAAGACAGTCCAATTACGCCTAGAAAAACTAAGGGGAAAATCATATTAGGTGCCATCAATAAAGAAAATAAAAACTCCAAGACGGTATTAGAAACCTGGAAAATTATTTTAAAAGAGTGTCCTAATGCCAACATTTTAATCAAATTGGAAACCTTTGATAATAATGAAGAGCGTATGGAGTTTTATTCGTCAAAATTAGAAGTAGGTCGTGACCGCATCATTATAATAAACAAACTTCAAAATGAAGAATATAATAAGCTTTTTTCCATGGTAGATGTTCTTTTAGATACCTTTCCTTATTCTGGAACCACAACAACATGTAACGCATTGTTTAATTCTGTCCCACTTGTATCATTATATCATTATAACTATCATGCACATAATGTATCTTGTTCGCTTTTAAAAAATAGCGGCCTCTCAGAATTAGTAGCAAACTCACAAGAGGAATATGTTGAAATAGTGAAGGGCCTGGTAAACAATCCCGAGCAAATAGAAACATATAAAAAGACGATTCGTGGAAAGTTTTTGAAATTAATGGAGCCAGAACCATTTATGAAGGATTACGAACAATTATTAGTTGATGTCTATAACAAATTTTATCATCTTCAAGATATATACACCGAAGATTTACACCGATGAAGATTTAAAATGGGACAAACCTTCTCCGTTCCTTGGGGAGGTTTGCCTTTCAATTTATTTATCGGTGTAAAATCTTCAAGGGTGTAAAAGTATTTTATCTTTTATTTAATAAAAAATAAAATTTTCGCTTCGTGACAGGGTCGAACTGCCGACCTTTCGGTACCTGCCTAACCGCATAAATGAAGTCAGTTTTTAACAGCCGAATGCTCTACCAACTGAGCTAACGAAGCATAATTTACCTAGATGAGGTCCCAGCGGGATTCGAACCCGCGTTATGAGATTCAAAGTCTCAGGTGCTAACCGCTACACTATGGGACCTTTTTGTCCCAAAACACTATGCTTTTATATAAAAAAAAAAAACCAAAAAATCTTATATCATATACACAAAAAATACACTTTATACACGCCCCACAATAATATATTATAATTTGTCTTTATATCAATTTGTCAAATAACAACAAAATATAAAAAATTGAAAAGCTTTACAAATTATAATTTCATACAAACTTTACAAACGCAGTATCCAAAATGGAGGACAATCTTTCCATCAAACTACAAACACATCGGTTTGTCTTTTCGCAACATGTAACTGAGATCCTTGATGATTTTGCAAAAATTCATAAATTTGATGATCGAAAGGATTTTAAAGAAGCCTGGGAAAATTGGACAAACGACGAAGATATCAGTCCAATTTTAAAAAAAGAACAACACCGTATTCAAGAACTAGGATTTTGTGGAGATATCTTTCATAAGATGTTTGTGAGTGTCCGATATTATTATAGAAAAAAACAATCCAAGACACTTACCGAAACTAATAATGAAGCCGAAGGCACTATTCGCAGTTATCAATCTGTTTCAAAAGACGTTTTCGTATTAATAGATGAGCATATTAAAAACCAACTCAAACAACACGTGCAAAAAAACGAAAACATTATAAAAAGCACGATTTCACCAGCAAATGGGTTTGCAAACTTTTGTACAGAGAATAAGACGTTGTTTTTGAATCAATTAGGCGAAAATGCCAGTGCAACTAATGAAAAAATGAATGAGATTGTTGCCAAACTAAAAAAGAGTTATAAGAATCGGTTTTATAACATAAAAACAAAAATTGAAACTTACGCGATTGAGTAAAATTTGCGAACAAAAACCAAGCTAATAAAAGGCAAAAAAGGTTCCTATATAACAAAACAAGTGCATTAATCCATGAAAAAGAATATGAGATTCAGAGCACCATTCTATTGTAGAAAAATGATTACTAAGATAAAAGGAACTAATAATGCAAACAGTGATAAAACCTGCTGATAAACAACCCCACCAAGGATGCTTTTTAAAAAAAACAATATAAAAAATAAAACAAAAAATACCGATTTTAGCAACAAGTGCATCGACTTGATGAATTAATGAATATTGAATTGGATTACTCCAAAAAAGCTGTGAACAAATAATTATACATACTAAAATGAGGGCAAGGAAATATTCATAAATGTTTTTTTTTGAATGTAAGTAAAAAAACAATAATGAAAAAAACAAAGAAAGATTAGTGATACATAAATAGGTGGAGTCCATTACTTTAATTACTCTAATATATAAAAATAAAAATTATAAATACTACACACGAGATGTAGAGAATACAGTAACACTGCCTTGAGTTACAATTGTTGGTTCTGCCCAATATACATTAAATTGGTAATGCCGGGAAATTTTGTTTAACCACCAATCAATTACGTTATCCATCAAATACCCATCTGTCGATACATAATCAATAATCTTTTCTGCACACTTTTTAGAAATCAAATAAGAATCTGTGCAACGTGTTGCACCATCTCCTCCCCATGGAGTAGGGTCAAGGCATTTCTTAAATATATTCACATTTGTTTTTTTAGTTATTACATGCGGAATATGTAAACGACATCCATCTCCAATGAATAACATATCCCAGCCTTCAGGAAGTTGGGAAACATAAATATTCAAATTTTTACTGAAGTTATTATTAAATAGTGCATCATCTTCTAAAATCAATGCATATTCATATTTTTGTATAATCTCTTTATAGCAGAATAGATGTGACAAGGCAATTGCTTTATCGTGGTCATCATATTTCAAAATAAATTTCGCTTTGTCTTCTAACGAAAGTGTGTCTCTGTCATATTGTGTAATGAACTCAGCATCTAGACCATTTATTATAAGCTGCATAACCATATTTTTCCGCCGTTCAATTAATTTCGCATAATGTATGACGAATATTTTCATATTCTATAAATACCAATATCTTTTTACACCATTTTTGAAAATATAAAAAATTGATTTTTTGGAATCCTAAGTATAATTTTAAAAATAGCATATAGCAAGAATGGATCCACTTTACGAGACAGAATTTGTTCATTTTGTCAAGACACTCATAATAAACAGCTCTTATGCTGAGTATTGTAAGCAAGTAAATATTCAGTACAACAACAGCCTAGATTCGAATGTTTATAAAGTTGAAAATCAAGAATACAGAAAGGCATTGATTTGCTATAAGAATGAAATCAGGATTTGGGAAAAAGTATTCGTAAAGGTTCATGATTTATTTATTTATTATTTACACTTATCGACAAATTTTCAAAATGTCTTGACAAATCAACCCAAGCTTACTTATGAGCAGAGCCAGTTAGCATCTACCTATTGTCCGTTGTCATTTCAAGATTATATTGACGAATCTGTCAATTTTCTCAAGGTTGGATATAGGGAATATGTTAATTTTACAAAGTCTATGCAAAATGCAAAATTTAAAGAAAAGATGGTCGAAAAGTATAAAATAAACGCGGAAACTCGGATTTTGAAAAATCATATAATACATATTATTCAACTACATCTAGCTAAGAATATTGGTAATTCTAAATATTTTACGGACCAAGAACAGAACGTTATGGATAGCATGATAAACGCAATTCCTTATTTTGAACATATGAATAAAACACAGGGTTCAAATAGAACCATGGAAATTGGTGTATCAAATACATTTACTACATTTACTACATTTACTACATTAGAACAGCGTGTGTTTGAAAAGATAAACAATATAATATAAAAACCTAACAAAAACAAAACCCAAAAACATAATAATAAAATTGTCAATAGAAAATATAGAATGGGGTCAAGTAAACAACAACACATAAAACAATTAAGTCAAGGAGCATATGGATGTCTTTATATGAAGGAATATAAAGAAGGAGACTTGACCTTAGAACAATTTGTTATTAAGATACAAAAAAAAAAATCTGTTTCAGATAACGAAGCCCTTATAGGAAAAATAATTATGAAGATACCTCATTATGAGGATTACTTTGCACCAGTTCTTAAATCAGAAAAGGTAAAATTAAGCTCAATTGATGAAGAAGAAGTAGAAAAGTGTAGTTTTTTAAAAGAAGATAAAAAAATGGGTGAGCTAGGCTCTTATGAATCAAGTGAAATTTTGTATGTAGGAAGATATAGTTTGGCTGATTATTTAACAAAATTGCCGCCTTCTCAATTCATGGAAATCTTTGTAACAGACCATATCATTTTATTAGAAGGTTTACAAAAACTGATAGACGCCGGTATTATTCATTTTGATTTACGTGAAAATAACATTATGGTTAGAGATGCGGATTCACGACCAATCATTATTGATTTTGGCTTATCAATTGATACGACCGCAACATTAGAACCCCAAAAAGTTTTTTATATTTATTATAACGAATATGCTCCATGGTGTATTGAGATTATAATTGAATCATATATTTCAAACGAACTGGATGATGTAAGACGTAACCAACCCGCTACCATAGCAGAAATGACTAGGTTAATTGATGAATATTTTGATAAAAATATGGGAATAAAGACACTTTTATCAGAAGAAGAGAGAACCAAATTACGCCAAAAAATGATGGATTTTTTTACTGCATATGATAATAAACCTTGGCAAACTATTTATACCGAACTGTTAAAATATCGAAATTCTTGGGATAATTATGGGATGGCAATTATTTATTTGTTTTTATTTGAGAACCTAGAATTAACAAAATATGAATCTGATTTTTTCTTTTTAAGAGAATATAAACAACTTTTAAAAGCAATTATGATGTCAAGCCCCTCTGAACGGATGTTACCAAAAGATACAATTTCAGAAATAAATAAGATATTTGGTATGATTCAGAGAACGTTGCATAAACAATTAAAAACGGCATTGGTAACAGATTTAAAAAATCCAGAAATATTGAAAACAAGAGAACAGAGTGTTGCCGAAGTAAAGTTAAAAGAACAACATATAGAAAAATCAGTGTATGAATAAATCCATGTTATTTACACCGATGAACATTTACACCTTTGGACATTGAAAATGTCCTAGGTAACGTTGCTTTTGTGACTGATAAATTGCCTCAAGGAACGAAGGCGATTTAAATGTCCAAAGGTGTAAAATGGGACAAACCGCCCCAAGGAACGGAGGCGGTTTGCCTTTTAATTGATTTATCGGGAGCGTTGCCCTTGAAGACTGAACCGCCCCAAGGAACGAAGGCGGTTTATAATCTTCAATGATGTAAATAGGGCAAAAGAATTCGAAAACTGAGAAGGATAGGCAAAAGAATGAACAAAGGTTCTCGAAAACAAACATACGGATGGCGGTAAATTATTCGCTATTTTTGTAAATTACGTAAATAATTACCCAAAATATCATATCGTGAATTTTTTAATATTGACGAGATGTTCTTAAACATAGTACATTTATCTCCAATTTTTAAATTTTCTAATAATTTTGGAAGACCCTTTAAAACGCCATTACCTATCCCAGAATAAATAAGAGTTTTATCACGAATTCCGCACGGGAGTTCTCCTATTTTGTATTTGCCAACGTTCCAAAAAACAATATTTTGGAAACGTACTGGGAAACGTACTGGGAAACGTACTGGGAAACGTACGGTTGAATTAGAAAAATCACTAACAAAAATAAGTGTAATTTTATCTACAAACCGCTTACTACATTTTGTAAGAGTAATAGCTAAACGAATTGTATCTAACGCATCACTTAGATTCATATTTGTATTAGATTTGGATTTCAACTCAATGAATACTGTCTCAACCATATTAACAAAGGAAGAGCATGATTCCAGGTTTATCCAAGTAGCCTGATGATCTACCGCCATGATTTTTTCCCCAAACGAGCTCCTTTCAGCAATTAAAATAGCATACCCAATAGCATAGTAAAACGCATCGGAATCATTTTGTTGCATCGAAAAAGATACATCAATAACTGGAAGTGTTTTCCCAAAACCAACTTTTGAAATAGTATTCGAGAACCAAATCCATTGTTTGTTTAACAACTGAGAATCATAACTATCTATTGGAGAACCAATAAGTGAAATAGCCCTTTTTATAAAAATAGAAACTGGATAAAAATTAGAAGTCTCATCTGAAAAAGACTCAGAAGATTCAAAATATTTTTTAAAAGAATCCTGTCTTAAAAGCCAAGGTTGTTTTAAAGTTGTATAACAAGAGACAGAAGACGGGTTTAATTCATCTAATTTTTGAGAACATTGTTTTATTTCAGTAGTGTCTAATGATTTATTTAATCCTGCTATTTTCTTACGATAAATGCCCTTTGATTTTACAAATGCGGGAATCCAGGAATCTGATATGTTATTAAAATAATGAGGCATATTTGTTTTCATCCAATCAATAACTAGCATGTCAAATAACCAACCAAATTTTTTTTTTTCACGAGGAATCCATTTTGCTATATTTGATATATGTTTTCGAGAACCAGCAAAAACAGAAAATTTCCAAGTTTCCAAGTCTTTTTTTAATTGTGAATTCATTAATCTGATACAAATATTTATTAATTCATGGTTCTCCCTTTTTTTAGAATGTAACCGAATATATTCACACAAATATTTAATATCACGCCATGAACCATACGGAACCAACTTGTCAACTGGCTGAACAAATCGATGAACAGCAAAAATAGCTAGCGTAGGGAATACCTCATAAAAACAAAAAATCATCATAAAGGCTAACTCTTGTTCACCTTTTCCAAATAAAATATCACGGGTTTGACCAATCATTCTATAGAATAATTCTAAATAAGATATCAACGTGTATGTTTTACCTTGAATAGTCATTTGTTTTTTTAAAAGTAGTAACGTATCAGTAAGATTTTTTGATAATTCGAGAACATTTGGTAAATCTTTTCTAGTTAAGTGAAAGTAAAAATAGGCAATTTTTTCTTTGAATAATTCATCATAACAAATCGTCTGTAAAACAGGAAATTCACTATTATTATAGGTTTCACAAATCATAAAGCCAGAAGGGTTATATAACAAAACAACCCGCCAAATTTTATATAGTTTTATATTATTCAATATCGATCGACTTTTTATTTTTACGCGTCTTCCTCATACGAGTACGATAATTACTAGAATATTCAATATTATCATCTTGTATACGGACCTTTTTAGTTAAAGCCGCATTCTTATGAAGTTTTAATATAGATTTCAAACTACGCCGGTCATTTTGTACTTTTTCAATCTCTACTTCCTGAAATACAAAATAAAGCGAATTAACGCCATGAAAAATGAAAATAGATGGTGTAATAGAAATTTCATCAAAAAACGGAATTGTTTTCAACTCAGATGCCTTTTCAATGTTATCATTAGAATAATCTTGGATACGTTCTGGGTCTAAATCAACATTATATAACAATATATCCACTAATTTATATTTTGAGAAAGCAGTCGTTTTTTTTTTAGATTGAATAATTTTTAGAACAGCGTCTTGACTAATAAAAGAGCCGGATTTATCCTCTTTTATTTCTAGCATTTGATTTTCACAGTATATTTTATCTATATACTGGTTTCGATTAATATAAATAAAATATGTAGTAATAAATTCCATGGGTTCTCTACAATAACTAGTTTGAATATTTTGAATCCGCTCTTGTTCTTCAATCCAGGATATATCTAAATCGTCAGTCTCCATTATATTTTTACCTTATTTGTATTTTTGTTTCTTACCGCAAGACAAAGAAAACGTACAAAAACAATAAATTAAAACGACTTAAAAGGAAATAGGATATATATCCTGTCTCGAAACAGCATAATTACCAAAAATTAACCATTTATAGCTCCTTAGCTAATTGGTGTAATATAAAAAGATGACTATATTGTCTATTTAGTACACCTAAACTGGTCCAACCAAAAAACATTATAAATAAATATTTGGATTCATTTTATTCAAGACAGCGATTAACTATGTTAATCTACGGGGAAAAACAAAAACAATCATGTTTTGTTTTTGATGACATATGCATATGTTATTTGTCATCAAAATTGATTACACATGTCTATGAACAATTGTTCACACCTATTCATAGATAAATTATCCAAAATAAATTGCCGAGGTTCATACGTTTCTATTTTTGATAAAAAATCAGAAAATTTAATTAAAAAATGTTTTATATCATAAATGGCTTCACCACACATTTGATTCCAATATGGTATAGTAGTTGCATGAATATCACTATAATTACAACCATACTCTTGGTTCATTGATTTTACGGACCAAACAAACAAAGGAACATTACAAGATAATGCTTCTTGTAACGCAAATCCTTGGCTTTCATGACAACCTAACCAAATTCCAAATTTAGATTGATGTAAATAATCCAAATAATCAGTTTCATTATAACGATTTCTGTAATCAAATACGACGTATTCAATAGAGAACGTAGATAATAAATATTCAAGTAGTTGTAATTCTAGCGGGTCTCTGTTTTTAAAATAAACAAAAACTTTTTTCCGTAAATTTATATTGACCAATTGATTAAAAACGTCGGTATCTACACCAAAAGGTAAAGAATGAATTTTCAAATTCTCACAAACAGAACAATTTCTCCAAATACTTGCTGACCAATCACTAGGTTGTATATAAATTGAATTACTTTTATTAATGAACAAAACTTCGTCTTTTGGAAAGGTTGAAAAATGCGGACCAAATATAAATTTTAAATTGGGGTAACAAGTTACATTAAGTGGTTTTGATGGACTATAAATAAAATCATATCTCGATAAGTCAGCTGTTAATATATCTTCAAAGTTACTTGTTATATGAAATTCAATAGATTTATAATTTTGTAACGCATTTAAATTTTTATGGTGTAATCCATAGCCATAACAAAGAATTTTCATATGGATATAAAAATATATATAAATGATTATATATATATTATGAATATAACTCTAATAACATCAATTATAAATACACCACCTATCCCATTATCGTATATAAAAACACGTAGTATATATACAAGAGAAGAACGGTTTGAACAAACTAAAAAAACCATAACCACGATAAAAGAAAAAATACCAAATAACAAAATTATGGTAGTAGAATGTTCTCAATTAACCAGAGAAGAATCAGAATATTTTTTAGAAAACACAGACATTTTTTTAAATCTTTATGATACAAATGACATAAATTTAATTAATAGAATGTTTACTCCCTCAAAGGCAATGGGCGAGGGAACAATGACAATTTATGCATTACACTATTTATTCTCTTTAAATATTCCATTTGACAATCTCTTTAAAATAAGTGGCAGATATTGGTTAACCGAA